AGACATTGGAGTTCTTGTTTTTAGGTCTTTGTTAGCCAAAATAATCACCTCAAAAACATTATACTATATTAAAATAGTCCTTGCAAGTCCTTGGACATTATGATATAATAAATATGAGGTGATTTTATGAACATAGGCGAAAGAATCAAGGCATTAACGAGCATAGAAGTTTTAAACCCATATGGTTTTATTTATATAACAACTAATATGATTAATGGTACGAGGTATATAGGACAAAAAATATTTAATGATAAATGGACAAATTATTTAGGTAGTGGACAATATCTTAAAAGGGCAATAAAAAAATATGGTAAAGAAAATTTCACTAGAGAAATAATTGCTCTTGGATATGATAAAGAGGAATTAAATCTGCTAGAAATAGCTTTTATTAATAATCATAATGCAATTAAAAGTAATGATTATTATAATATTGCAGATGGTGGAAATAGTGGCAATAAATTTGCGGGTTTTTCAGAAGAAAGATTGATTGAGGATAAGCTAAGACGAAGGAATCTTTGGCTAGGAGAGAAGAATCCTTTGTATGGTAAAAAGTATACAGAAGCAGNAAAGGCTAAGATGAGCATAGCTAATAGTGGCAGAAAACATACGGAAGAAGCTAAAGAAAGAATAATAAAGGCACTCTATGGTAGACCTTGCTCTGATGAGACAAGAGAAAAAATCAGAGAATCACAAAAGGGTGAAAAAGCTTATATGTATGGAAGATGTCACACAGAGGAAGAAAAAAGAAAAATAGGTGATGCGGCAAGAGGTGAAAAATCCTATATGTATGGTAAAACTGTAACCGCTGAAATTAGAAAAAAGATAAGTGATACATTAATGGGAAGACCTAACTTAATTTGCAGTAAAAAAGTTATTTGTACCACTACTAATGAGGTTTTTAATTCTCTTACAGATGCAGAAAAGTATTATAACAATGCACACGAAGCTAACATTTCTCGTTGCTGTAGCGGGGAAAGAAAATCAGCGGGTAAATTACTTAATGGAACAAAATTAGCTTGGAAGTTTTATGATTAATATTTAAAACTATATAATAACTTAAAAGAAGCTTTACAGAATAGGCTTCTTTTTTAATGCTCGGAAAGTGGTGAGAATATGGCAGATGATAACAATATTGGCGGGCGCGTGGGCTTGGATGTTACAGATTTTAAAACTGGAATAGCTGAAATGAACCGTAGTATAAAAGTAATAGACACCGGATTTCGTGCGGCAGCGGCAGGGATGGATAACTGGGGCAAAAGTGAAGAGGGTTTAACTGCTAGAATTAGTTCTTTAAACCAGATAACTGAATTGCAAAAACAAAAGGTTGCAAATTTAACAGCAATGTATGATCAAGTAGTTACTGCGCAAGGTGCAAGTAGTAGAGCGGCACAAGATTTACAGGTAAGAATTAATCAAGAAACCGCAACACTCAATAGAAATATGAGAGAAATAACTAATAATACAACTGCTTTAAATAATTTAGGACAAGAAAGTACAACAACAGCGGGGAATGTAGATGATCTTGCTGCATCTTCTGAAAGTTCAAATAAGAGCTTAAAAGAAATGGGTGGTGTCACTGCAAAAGTTGTTGCTGCTGGAATAGTTGCCATAGGTGCAGCTGCAGTTGGAGCTGTAGTTGGCATATTTAAATTTAGTAATGATACAACAAAGGCATTGAATGACATTCAAGCAAAGACAGGCTACTCTACAGAGTCCATGAAGGGCATGAGAGAAACAATGCTAAGCATCTATAATGATAATTTTGGTGAAAGTCTTGCAGATATAGGTGCCTCTATGGGAGCTATAGGTCAACAAACAGGTGCTACGGGCGAAGAACTTAAAGGATTAACAGAAAATGCACTACTATTAAGAGATACNTTTGATTTTGATGTAACAGAATCTACTCGAAGTGCAAAGATGATGATGGACCAATTTGGATTAAGTGGGAAAAATGCTTATAATCTTATTGCNCANGGTGCTCAATGGGGCCTCGATAAAAATGGAGATCTTCTTGATACCATAAACGAGTATAGTGCAACTTTTAAGGCTCAAGGGTTTTCTGCTGAGGAAATGTTTGGCATGATTCAAAACGGGTCAGCAAGTGGAACCTTCTCCGTGGACAAACTTGGGGATGCTGTAAAAGAGTTTGGAATACGTTCTAAAGATGGGAGTAAGGCAAGTGGCGAAGCTTTTAAGTCACTTGGATTAAATGCAAATACTACCTTTGCAGAGTTTGCAAAAGGTGGAGAAACTGGGAAGAAAGCTTTCACAGATGTAAATGCGAAATTATTAGCAATGAAGGACCCNTTAGCACAAAACCAAGTTGGGACAGCGTTATGGGGGANTATGTGGGAAGACTTAGGTGTTAAAGGTATAAAAGCACTGACGGATACAAGGGGCGAAATAAGTACTAGTACGGATGCATTAAAGGATTTAAATAATATTAAATATAATGACATTGGTTCAGCCCTGGAAGGTCTCAAAAGAAAATTAATAACTAGTATAGCCGAACCAATTGGAAAAGAAATTACCCCAAAAGTAAATGATATGATTGGAGCTTTAGGAAAGGTTGATGTTAAGCCTATTGTAGCTGGATTAGCTTGGGTTATTGATAATGCAAATAATATAGCAGCTGGAGCAATAGCAATAGGTGCGGGGATGGCAACTTGGAACGTAGCAAATATGATACAAGGAGTTGTTAAGGCTGTAAAAGCTTATCAATTAGCAAATGAAGGAGCAACAGTGGCACAATGGGCATTGAATGCTGCACAGTCAGCCAACATTATAGGCTTAATTATAGCTGCTATAGTTGGATTGATAGCTGGTATGATTTACTTATGGAAAACAAATGAAGGGTTTAGAGATGCTGTAACAGGAATATGGAACACTATTAGTACCACAATAGGTGGTATTGTAACTTCAATTGTTACTTTCTTTACAGTAACTATTCCTGGAGCCTTTAATAGTTTTGCAACAATAGTTAGTAGTGTCGTTGGCGGAGTAGTAACTTCAATAGTTAACTTTTTTACAGTAACTATTCCTACTGCTTTTAATAGTTTTATAACTTTGGTATCACAAGTTATAACAAATATTGGTGTTTTTTTTAGTCAAATACCCATAGTAGTTGGTGGCGCAATAGCTTCAGCTCTCAATACAGTAATTAAGTGGGGCAGTGATTTAATAGCATGGGTAATTATAACAATTCCACAAGTGATAAATAATGTATTAAAATTCTTCAATGAACTTCCAGGCAAGCTAGGATTTGCATTAGGGTTTGCTATAGGTACTGTAATTAAATTTGGAATTGCTTTAGTAACTTGGGTTATAACTACAATACCTCAGATAGTAGGGAATATAATTACATTCTTTTCACAACTTCCTGGCAAGATAGGTACTGTATTTATGAATGTTATAAATGCAATAATTGCCTGGGGTGTACGCGTGATAACATGGGTAGCTACTACAATACCTCAAATAGTAGGAAATGTAATTAATTTCTTTTCACAACTACCAGGCAAAGTTACCACAATTTTTAACAATGCAAAAAATAACATTGTTAGTTGGGGATCTGGTGTTATTAGTTGGGTAGCAAGTACAATACCTCAGATAGTAGGAAATGTAATTACATTTTTCTCAGGACTTCCCGGGAAAGTTACCACAGTTTTTAACAATGCAAAAAATAACATTGTTAATTGGGGAAGATCTATTGCTAGTTGGGCTTCATCTACAATACCTGGAATAGTCAGTAATGTAGCAAGTTTTTTTACAACTTTACCAGGGAAAATGCTAAGTATAGGTAGCAATATTGTAAAAGGGCTATGGGATGGTATAAAAAGCATGATAGGGTGGTTAACATCTAAGGTATCTGACTTTGCTGGCGGAATTGTAAAAGGTATAAAAGAAAGTCTGGGAATACACTCACCTTCAACGGTAATGCGAGATCAAGTAGGTTTACAAATTGGTGCAGGAATGGCAGTGGGTATTGAGAATAGTACAAGCAAAGTTAATAGAGCAATGGCTAGTTTAAATAATCAAGTTGTGGCAGATGGAAATATTAATATAGATAGTAATATTAATACTTCTAATAATAGCTCAGGTAATAAACAAAATATACCTTCATCAGAGAGGGATAGCACCGCAGGAACATCAAATGGAAATGTTATAATCCCTATTTATTTAGATAGTGACGTAATCGCAAAAGGCATAGCTAAGAAAAGTGATATAATACAGGGTAAAAATTTAGTATTTCAAGGGAGGTTGGCTGGTATATGAATCAAATAATTTTCAACGGTAAGAAGAATTATACTGATTTGAATATTATGCTAGTAAGCTTCAGTATCCAATCTCCTTCAAAAAAGAAAATAAAAGTTCCGGTGCCTTTCATGTCTGGAAGTTATGATTTTAGTACAGTGGGATCCAATGGAGAAATAATATATGATGAAAGAACTATAAAAGCAAAATTTGATTTAAAAAGTTCCAATAGAGGATCTCTATATAATAAATACTCGGAGGTATTAGAGTGGCTTATTGGAGTAGGTCAAAATGAACTTATAGTTACAGATATGTCAGACTATTATTATCTTGCAGAGGTTGAAAATGCACCTAGCTTTGAAGAAACTGTAAGGCATGCTGGAATAATGGAAGTAGAGTTTGTTGCGTATCCATTTAAATATGGCGTAGATCTTGTAGGCGATGATGTATGGGATACGTTCAATTTTTTAGAGGATATTGTTCAGGTTAATCAATTTAATGTGGTAAGTACAAGTACAGTTAGCATCTATAACTCAAAGCGATTGGTGATACCCACTATTAATTGTAATGTTGCTATGAGCCTTGTATTTGAAGGTATTACTTATAGTTTAGTCGCAGGTGATAACAAAATATATGGGTTAAAATTTAAAAATGGGTATAACAGTATAAAAATTAATGGTACTGGAATAATAAAATTCTTATTTAGAAAGGTCGCGTTATAATGTATGAAGTAATTTTAATTAATAATGGGATAGAAACAATTATTCACTACCCAACAGCAGACGGTACAGCGCCGCATTTAATCAAAATACCATTTAAAGAAAGTTTGTCATTACCTGATATTCTTTCTTTTTCTTTATACCCAAATAATATAGGTTACAACATGATTGAAGGCCTGATAACTAGAGTAAAAGTAATAGATACAACAAATGATAAAGTAGTATTTGTAGGTCGAGCAATGCCAGTTAAAAGCAGTATGGATAGTACTGGTTTGTTTTATAAAGAAGTGTCCTGCGAGGGTGCTATGGCTTATTTAAACGATACTCAAACTAGAAGATGGAACTTAAAAAATCAGACACCTACACAAATTATAACTTATTTATTAAATGCACATAATTCTAAAATTGATGCTAGTAGAAAAATATATATAGGAACCGTTAACGTTACTCAACCGATTACTCTTGACACAAATTATGAAACAACTCTAAATACAATTATAAGCAAAGTTAGAAATATATTGGGTGGAGATTTAAAGGTAAGAGAAACAAATGGATTACTATATTTAGATTATCTAATATCACAAGGTGCGGATAATGGAGTAGAAATCAAATTAGGCTATAACATGAAAAGTTTGATCGAGGAATATGATCCTCTAGATATAATCACAAGAGGTATTGTTTTAGGATATGGCGAGGGAATCAATCAACTAGATATAAAAAAGGTAAATAACAATATAGAATATTTAGATAATCTCACTAGTATAGCAAAATATGGAGTTATTGAAGGCTTAATATCTAACTTAGATATACAAAATGCTGATACACTTAAAGTTTATGGTAATACTGTACTAGCAGAGAAAAGCCAAGCTAGATTGACTTTAGGTATGACTTCTCTTGATTTGTCTGTATCAACTGGGCACGAAAATGAAAAATATTTAAATGGTGACAATATTAAAGTTTTAAATGAATTTATGAATATTGATGTAATTGCAAGAGTTATAGAAAGAGAGTTTGATTTATTATCACCTCAGGATAAGACGCTAACAATATCAACTAGAGCTATAAAACTTACGGATCAACTTATTGAATTAAAACAGAGAAATTCAACCTTAGAAAATGCTCCACAAGGTTCGACCTATATTGATACTTTTGGATATGCTGAAAATATAGATGCTTCCCACAACTTTCAACTTCCGGTGTGGATAAGCCCCGACGTTTTAAATGTAAATAGAGTAAGATTGCATATTGATGGACAGAAGTATAGAGCATATGAAAAAGGAATGGCCTATGACCAAGCAGCAGTACGTACAACAGGACAAAGTAGTATAACAACAAGTGGAGCCAGCAGCGCAAGTTCAAGCGCTGGGGGAGGTTACTATAGCAGTGGAGCAAGTAGTACAAGTTCAAGTGCTGGGGGAGGCTACTATAGTGGTGGAGCAAGTAGTCAAAGCACAAGTGATGAGGGAGGAACGGGTACTAGCAACTCAGGAGGAACAACTACAAGCAATGCGAGTAGCAGGTTAACTCTATCGTTAAGAGCTGTTTATTCGGGACAAGGTGAAACTGCTAATTACCCAGGAACTATCGGAGACCATTATCATGGAATAAATCATGACCATGATATATCACATACTCATACTATAGATTCTCATACACATACTATAGATAATCACCATCATGGCATGGCACATACGCATATGTCGCCAGTACATGACCACAATATAGAGCATACACATATGGCGCCAGTACATGACCACAATATAGAGCATACACATGGAATGGGGCACACCCATGATATAGACTTACCTACGCATAGCCATGAATTGGATTATGGAATATTTGAGGATTCTTACCCAGATGATGTTTATGTTAAAATAGATGGGGCAACAGTGGCAGGTCCATTTAGTGGTTCTTTCTCGGAGGATTTAGATATCTCTGCACATATAGGAACTCCAGGGGCTACCTATAATTTAGAGGTAACAAGTAGTGGGAATGGAAGAGTAAATGTATGGGTGTCAATTCAAGCATTCATTCAAGCAAAATAAGGAGGTAATTAAATGGCAAATGTAGATGCAAAAGTAGCCTCAATTAGAGCCGCAGTTTATGGCAAAGATGTAAGAGAATCCATAGCATCAGGAATAGAACTTATTGATGGAGAAGTAGAAGACACAACAGCAAGACAGGTTGTAGTTGATGGTCAAGAAGTAATAAGATTAGCAAATGAAATCAGTAGAAAATCTGTGGAATCAACAAGGGTTACTGCAGAGGGTGTTAGAACAACGGCAGAGGGTGTTAGAACAACGGCAGAGGCAGCGAGGGCGACAGACTATGCAAGTTTACAAGGAATAATTATAAATGCAAATAATGCGGCAGATTTGCAAAATCAAATCAATGGGCATACTACGTCCTTGGCAAAAAATGTGCAACAACTAGGCAATATAAATAACAACCCAACAAATTATAGTGGTGCAGTTATTACGTTTTGTGATGATGATAATTTTGCAGAATTTAAAACAGTTTGGAATCCAATTATGGCAAGTAAAAATATTGATATCAGTATTGCAGTTGTTACCAGTACAGTTGGAATCGCTGGACGTTTAACCTTACAAGAATTAAAAGACTTGCAAACAAGTGGTTGTGATGTATTATGTCATACTGCAACTCATATCAATAGTGATGATATAACAGAGGCTAACGCAATAACAGATTACACAAATGCTATAGATTATATGAAAGCTAACGGATTGAATGGTTATGACACTTTAGTTTATCCAGGTGGGTTACATGATAAATCAAATGTAAGAGTTAAAAATATTGCTAGAAAATATTTTAAAAATGCTATAGGAACAGAGTTGTTACCAAACTCTACAACACCACATTACAATTCATTGCCTATAGATAATTGGTTGATAACTAGATTATACGGTGATACTTCTACACCTCAACACACTCTAGCTGATTTAAAGGGTTTTTTAGACGAAGCAATATTAAACAATGGTTGGATAATAATGATGACACATTCACAACTTATGGGGGCAAGTGAAATAACAAAAATTACTGGACTTATTGATTATGCACAAACTCTCAGTGTCCCTATTTTAAAATTTAGTGAGGCAATAAAAATAAAAGGCAATGATATTGCAATGGGTGAATATTCTTCGCCTTCAAGTATATTTGTAAGTAAAAATGGAGCTAATAACATATCTAGTAATTTAATAATGAAAAGTACTAGTAATGAAACAATGGACAACCCTATAACTGACTATAAACTAGATACAGAAACTATAAAAACATTATCGAGCGTAGGAGATACTTATTTACACATTGGTGGAATTATGAGAGTAGTAAGAAGTAGTAATTCTGATATTTTTTCATATGCGACTTTCACATCATATACTAAAAATAAAATGTATATGCGCAAGTGGATAATAGGCACTACTTCGTGGGGAATATGGGAAGTTGTAAATGATAGCGCACTGGTAATCCAGCCAAGCAATGATGGCTCAATTATATTGCAACCACTAAGTTATTTTGCATTAAATAAAGAAACATCATATCCATGTGGAATTTCAGCAAATTGTCCTGATGGTACTGGTGGATATTATAAAGTTTATCGTGTTGAGGATATTTTTTCATATTCAACTTTTAAAGTATACAATTCCGAAGTTACCTATTCACGTAATTGGGTTAGTGGCGCATGGGGAGCATGGACGAAAAACACTAAAAAATTATCGTCACAAGCTGATTCAGTGGCAACAGATGTGGCAACTATGAAAACAGATTTCAATGCTTTATTAGCTAGATTGAGAACATCAGGGTTAATGTAGCTAATAAAGCATTTTGGGTTAAATGTTACAGGAGCAACAGTTTAATTAAATTTACAATTTTATAAATAATATGAAATAAAATAGAATAAAATAGTATATTAAAGAAAATTTGGTTGTAATTTTTTAAAAATTAGCAGATACTATTTAGAGGGGGTGTATAAATTGATTAAATCATTACAATCAATTAGATTTTTTTCTATCTTAATTATATTTTTATTTCATTCATCTGTTTTAGTAAGTGAAGAGCATATTATTTTATACAATAGATTTTTTAGTGATGGATACGTTGGAACCATATTCTTTATGGTATTATCAGGTTTTGTGGTGGCTTATAACTATTACAATAAAATGCATGGTCATACTGTTAAAGATTCGATATCTTTTGTTAAAAAAAGAATGAAACGAATATATCCGTTACACGTATTAACATTTATGATTGCGGCAATGTTCATATATAAAGAAATAATAAGTTCACCTATAAAATCAATAGTTAGGGCTTTTTTTAACTTAACATTGATACAGAGCTTTGTGCCTAATTTAGGGATAGGTCTTTCGTATAATGCACCATCTTGGTATTTATCAACAACTTTATTTTTTTACTTAGCTACTCCATTGTTATTTGAGCTTACTAGGAAAATAAATGAGAAAAAGATTAATATTTGGTTTGTCATTGTTATTGTATACAGTTTTCAATTTTTAATTGTTTTTGTCGGCAGAGATAGTACCTTTAATAATTGGTTGTTTTATGTTAATCCATTTTTTAGTTTATTGAGTTACTATATTGGAATTTTATTGGGCATAATTGGAATAGATAAACTAAAAACGTACAATGGTACAGTGGTTAAATACACATTATTAGAATTATTAAGTATAATTCTTTTTATTATTGCTTACTATTTAAATCCGTATATTAACCAGTCTTTTAGATATGAAGTTTATTACTTGCCTTTCGCAGCATTCATCATTTACACATTTGCCATACAAAAAGGTTATTTATCCAAATTTATAAGTAATAAATTGTTGGTGTATTTAGGTAATATAAGCTTCGAATTTTATATAGTTCATCAATTAATGATTAGGTTGGTTTACAAATATGTAAATATTAATGTCTCAATAACCAGAATATTAATAAGTTTTGTTTTCACATTAATAATTAGTGCTATTGTACATAAAATAAATAAGACTAAAAAGACTTTTCATACCGAAATAAAAGGAAACGTTGTTGCGCAATAGGAAAATATCCCGACGTAACTATAATTCTCTTTCTTTGTAAATAAAGGAAATTTACAACATTTGTAGAATATACAAATGAGAAAGGGGATGATATCTTGGGAGAACCACCAATCAGAAGTTTAGTAAGAAAAGTTGATATTCTTTTTTTAGCATTTAAGAACCTTGCAGAATTACAAGATGATAAAAATGAGAAAATTAAAGCTGTTTATGATAAGGCAATAGTCGATATAGAAAGCATTAATGAAAAAATGAATAATTAAATTAAGACACTCGAAAGGGTGTCTTTTTCATGTCTAAAAAATATGAAAGTAGGGAGTTGAATGACAAAAAAAATTATGAGAACTGAAAATGTTTGGACATTGGAAGCTTTAAAAGAACATACCGAAACTATAAGATTATTAGAAGATAAATTTCAAGATGAACGTGATAGACGATATACAGAGGTTGGGATAGAGCGCGAGAAGGCGCTTCGTATTAAGGAAACAGCAGATCTTGCAGCTCTTAGTTTAGCTAGAGAGAGTCAGGTATATAAAGACCAACAAGCTGATGTTATGCGAGAAAAGAATCTTGCTGCAAGTGGTATTTATGCTACTAATGCAGATTTACAGCTAATGGTGGACAAAATAGAAAAATCACTAAAACCATTGTTTGAATTTGTTAATTCTCAGCAAGGCGCGGCAAAAGGTAGTCAGTTAACAACAGGGAAAATATATTCAGCTATTGGTGCTACCGGAACAATCATAGGTATTCTGGTATTTTTAGCAACAAAAATTTAATAGCAAGGAGTGATTAATCAATGAAAATCGGTATAGATGAGGGACATGGTATGGGTGGTGATAGGGGCGCAAACGGATATTTAAATGAAGAAAAGGTCATTCGGGAATACGTTCCATTAGTAATTGCTGGGTTTATAAAACTTGGACATACAGTATTTAATATAACACCTACACAGGCGGGGCTAACATTAAGTCAAAGCCTAGCTTATAGAGTTAATAAGGCAAATAGTTTAAGCCTAGACTTAGTTATAAGTTGTCATGTAAATGCATTTCAGACAGATAAGGCGCAAGGGTGCGAAGTAGAGTATATAAGTGAAAAAGGAAAAGTATATGCAGATAAAATAAGCGAACAAATAGCTGGTTTAGGTTTCACCAATAGAGGCAGTAAATCAAGACCTAACTTATACGTACTCAAATACACAAAGGCTGTAGCCGTCTTGATTGAGCCTTTTTTCTGTGATACCAAAACGGATTGTAATAGATATAGCACTGCAATGTTAGCTAATGCTATTGTAAAAGGAATTACTGGCAAAGATATTCCAGTTCCAGAGGTAGTAATTAAGCCTATATTAGTGGCTAAACCAGTAATAGTGGCTAAGCCAGTAGTAGTTATTCCAGTTATAAATGATAAAACATATCGAGTTATCACAGGAAGTTTTTCAAGTGAAGTAAATGCAGATGCTAGGATAAAAGAATTGCAAGCTAAGGGGTTTGAATCATTCAAAATACTAATATAATTCAGGAGGAATGTAAATATGACAAATACATTATTAAGTGGGGTTTCAACAATATTATTTAATGCTTTATTCACTATATTAGGGCTTGCTATGACATATTTAATTACACAGGTAAGTTTGTACCTTGGTAAGAAAAAACAGGCTGAGATTGCTAAAATAGGGGTGGATGAGTATAATTCACGTGCAACCATTTCTAAAGGAATATTTTATCAAGTAGAACAAATATTTAAGTTCATACCTAATGCAGGTGTTTTAAAGGCCACAATGTTTGATAAACTATTAATAGCAAAGTTTCCAACATTAACTCAATCTCAATTAGATCATTTTAGAGAAAGTGTGGTCGGAGAAGTTAATAGCCAAGTTACTACTTTACTAGCTCCAGCTTATGATCCTGTCACAGATGAAGCAGATGTTAAAAATGAAGTTGAAAATATAACGGCAATAGATCCTCTTGCAGTGGCAGCACAATAGTTAAGACCTCAGGGAG